ATAAGCACATTATGCCCGATGGTCGCGAAAAGATCTTTGCTCCAGAAGATGTAATCCATTTCCATATCTATAGAAAGACACATCAATTAGCAGGAACTCCATCATGGATTCCAGTTCTCGATGACATAACCGCTCTTCGCCGCATCGAAGAAAACGTCGAGAACTTAGTTCACCAGCACATTCACCCCTTGTTCCAATACAAGGTAGGCACAGAACTCGCGCCAATGAAGCGCTATGAGGACGGCCTAACAGAGTGTGATATTGTCAGATCCAAGATTCAGGATATGGCAAACGACGGAATGATCATCACACCTGAACGCCATGAAATCAAAGGCCTTGGCTCAGAGAGCCGAGCACTCAGAGCTGAGACATACCTCGAGTACTTTAAGAAGAGAGTGATCTCTGGCTCTGGCCTTTCGGAATTGGACTTTGGTTATGGTGATACAAGCAATAGAGCTACCGCTGATACAATGTCCAAATTGGCCATTGACAACGTGAAGTTCTATCAGCAGTGCATGGCAGATATTATCAACTTCCAAATGGTCAGAGAGCTAATGCTCGAGAGCACGTTCCAGTACGACCATTCTGATGATGAGCAAAGAGTAGAGCTGCAGTTCAATGAAATCGATTTGGAATCGCAAATCAAGATGCAGAATCACTTCATGCTTATGTATCAGGGGAATGCGATTACCGAGACAGAAGCTCGTAAGCATATGGGGAAGGAGCCTCTTGGTGACGACAATCGAGAGGATACATTCTTACATCGTGTAGATAAGCAGAGGGCAGAATGGCAGGTAGAGGCAGATATTAGCAAAGCAAGAGCCCAGGCGGCCAATAGGCAACAGCCAACTAATCAGCACGGAAAGAAGTCTGGCCCAGAAAAGAGGAAATCCTCTGCAGAGAGAGATGCAGTTGCGGCAGAAACATATAACCAACTTGCAGAAGATATCAAGAGATTTAAGGGGCGCACTGTAAACCTCGGCTATATCAATCAACTCTTCTTAGCAACGGCGGAAAGAGCTAAGTATCTGTTCCAGTCGTCAATCGAGAATGCAGTATTCCGAGGTGCCAGGACATATCCACTTTCTCTTGCTCTTCGTCTAGAGCTAGAAGCAATCAACAAACGTGTCAGAAGAGATTTTGAGACAGATGTTGATCGTCTTTTCCGAGACGCATCGATAGAGACAGCGTCCCAACTTGCAAGCAAGGATGAGGAGCGTCTGGCTATCGATGTATTGGAATATCGTATTCGTTTCATTGAGCGCACATTGCTCCACAAAGCCTACATACTAGGGAAAGTGGCTGCCATGCGGAATAATGGAGTTCAGCAAGCTATTGTTAAATCCGATCCTGAAGGCGAAGACTACCAAATTTGGCATAACATCGTTATTGACTTGAATGATATCTCACTTGAGAATTTGCCACCTTATCATCCAAATTGTCAGTGTGACCTAGAACCGGAGCCATCAAATGCCTGACATACTTCATCCTTCGAAATGGGCAAAGCCAATAGCCGACTTTAGAGACTTCTCTAGTTTCGTCGCTACCCCTATTGCCATAGAAGCTGGAAAACAGCATCTATTCGAGACCAAGGACAGTACCGAACCATCTGGTTATAGACTCCGTGCGAAAGTCCGTATGACCTTCGCTGGTATCCGAACCAGAAATAAGGCCGTCTATCTCCCAGACGAGCACTACAAATCAGCCATCACCTTTATCAAGCCATACCCAAAGCCAATTCAGCTCCACCACCAAGATGACAGAGATCCCATTGGCCGTGTAATAGATGTAAGGTATATCGACACGACTAATGAAGCAGTGAATGTTGATAGTCGTGTCGGCGGCATAATGAAAGTATTCAAGGATTCTAAGGCCAAGCCGATTGCTCGCCTGGGAACAATCCCAACATTCTTGAGTATGTCCCAGAACAACCAGTATCGTGGTGTCGGGCACATCTTAGGATTGTGGGACGTAACAGATCCAGACGCTATCCGTAAAATCTTGGACGGTAGATATCTAACTGTCTCTACAGGAATGGCCCCTCGTAGCGCATACTGCTCAGCTTGTGCACTGCAAGGAGAGCTAATCGATTGGGCTCGTCAGGTTTGTGAGCACGAACCAGGGGAGATTGTTGATGGAGTTGAGTGCGTCAAGGTCCCGATGAATTACGACTGGGAAGAAGTTTCACCAGTCAACCATCCAGCTGCACAATTAGCTCAGATCATCGAAGTCGGCAACGACATAACTTTCGCAGATGCTATCCAGAAGAACCAACCTATTGCATATCCTCTCTTTGAAGACTGCTTCGCGGTGAAGAACGATACGGTCGTAAGACTTACTGATTCTGCTAATGTTGATGCGGATAATCTTTTTGATTGGACAAATGTAAATAAGTTGGATAACAATGCAAATACCCCACACATTCACCAAGCTAATGTAATTGGAGAAATGAAACAAGATCGGGGACTTGACCAAAAAGGACTAACAATGAAACTAACTGAACTTACAAAGGATACAGCTTCAAATTATGAAGCAATCGCCAAGCACCTCGACGGTGCTGCACGCCTTACCGGCGATCTTTTGAAGGACCTGGAAGACTCTGTCTTCATTGGACCCAACCGTACGTTCCCGGTACGAGACCTCAAGCACGCCGAAGCAATCAAGTCATTGCTCGAGGAGATTGAGGACTCTGATTCCAAGGCTGCTATCCTTGAGTCGCTGACTGATAAGGTCACAGCACTTACTTCCCCTGGTGACTCTCCCGCTGAAGAGTCCACGGAAGTAAGCGTTGAAGATTCGGCAGCCCCAACAGATGAAACAAACGATCTAGTTTCTATCACAAAAGATGCACTAGCTGTCTACGAAGCAAACGCAGATAAGCTTTCTGATCTAACTACAGAAAGAGACATTCTAAAGCAGCGTGTCGCCTCGCTGAAGGCTGAAGTTCAGTCTCTCACTGCAGCACAGGCTGATACTCTTAAGGCTTATAAGAGCATGCTCGCTGACGCTCTCGTAGATGCTCAGATCTCTCATGGCTTCAAGATTGAAGACAAGGTCGAGACGGCAAGAGTCTTTACTGAGCGCAGCATCGACTCCCTGAGAAATTCTCTACAGGATCTTAAGGCTCAGGCTGTAAATGGCGCAGCACGCAAGCCAACTGGCGAACGTGTTGAGGATCCAAGAACAGCTGACTCTGCAGACACGAAAGAAAGAGTTGAAGCAGTTGATAGAAACAAGTATAAGGTAATCTTCGAGACTTACTACGATAAGTACTATGGTCCTGAAGGTCCATCAGCAGCAAAAAGATATCTTCAGGATGCGCGTGCAAAGGGACTAATCCCAGCCAACGTACAGCCATAATTTTGGAGGACATTTAAGAAATGGCAGTTTACAACCCAACAATTAAGAGGTACGCAAGAGACTTCGGCGTGATGGTCCCAAACGTGGAGTTCTGTCCAACAGAATATCCGCGTTTACATGCACACGTAGCCCCATACTTGCCTCTTCAGCTTTTCGTCGAGAAGCATAACGAATACTACGTTGTGCTTCAGGGCAAGGTCGTAGCTCTTGATAGCATGGGCTTCCTTGTTCCAGCCGGTTACGCTATTGAGCAGGAGACAGCAGAAGGTCTGGCAAACTGGGGAAGCGGCAACGTTAACTTCACGTCGGCTAATGCCAGTGCTGATTTTATCCGCTACTCACAGGCAGATGTCGACAACGGTGTAAAGAACTCTCGCGGTATTGCAGTAACGCTGAACGAGCCAGTTATCTATTCTATGATTAGAATGGATGGTAACCCTCTTCAGGCATATAGCGATAGCGACGCGACAGTCGACTGCGACGGTGCTATGACATTCGCTGTTACGATTGGTGATCATATTGGTTGTGCATCGGGCTCTTGGCTCCGCACATCGATGGACACAATCAGCCGCGCTTCAAACGCACACTTGTTCAATACGGGTTCGGCAACAGGCATGGAAGCTCGCAAGGCAGAGGATGATGGCACTCTAGAGCGTAATGAGCACTGGCGTCTCCAGATGGAGCCAAAGACAGTCCGTACGAACTACTGCTTGATCCTCCCAGTCGTAGATTCGTATGATCCGTTGATCGAGGGTCAGATGGTTGCTGTTGCTGATGACATCACAGACTTCGTCCGTGGTTCTCGCGTAACATTCGACCGTGACTCGAACATCGTTGTTGCAGAGCCGGAGGCAGTCACTGTAGGTGGTGCACTCCAGGCTGACATCCAGGATGCTGTAGATGCTGCGCTTGCTAGCTTGAAGAAGTACCACAACCGTATCGTCGGTCAGGTAATCAAGATCGATACTCGTCACCCGAAGTCTCTCCTTGATAAGGTCAAGACTCGCTGGGACGCATCGATTCCGGGCTTCGAGGCTCTCGACCGCATGCCAGGTTCGGCAACTGACGGATACCCTGACAACATGCATAAAGCACAGTCAACAATGGGCGAAGTCGTAATCAGCCTATTCATGCGCTAAGGAGTAAACCAAGATGGCTATTAGAGATATGAATCAGCTTAGAAAGATGCCATTCCACGAAGTGGACGCAAAGGCTGATGTAAAGTTCAAGGACTTTGAGTACGCTTGGCGTTCTCCAAAGCACCAGCTTCCAGATGGCAAAGAACTGAAGATGAAGGACGTTCTGACTATGTGGGAATCCCCATTGTGGGTTCCTAAGGTCATTAACAACAACATCCAGGAAGCAATCGAGCCTATGCTTATTGCAACCAACATGTTGCAGCGTCTTCCATTCAATGGCTACGGGACATTCGTCGACATGCCAGTCATGGGTGCTGTAGACGGTGATTTCGAGGTTGGCGAGCTTGAGACGTTCCCTGAATTGCGTGTGACCTATGGTCCAGCAGCTCAGATCGCTAACGCGCCAGCCAAGTACGGTGTTGCCGTGAAGTTCTCGGATGAGGTACTCCGCTACTCTCAGTTCGACGTAATCACGATGGCAACTCGTCAGGCTGCTCGCGCTCTAGCACGTAACAAGGAAGAGAAGATTTGGAATATGTGGTACAAGCTTGCTCGTGTAACCCACGACAACTTGAGCCCATTGAATTCGGCATTTGGTACGACAACTGGTCGCGATTTGACAGGTGCACAGAACGGTACTATCACGATGGACGACGTCTTCGAGATGTACGCACAGGTTCTAGCTCATGGTTATACCCCGAACCTCTTGTTCGTTCATCCTTTGACATGGCTCATGTTCCTCCAGGACGCTCAGCTTCGTGCTTTCGCCCAGATGAACCAGCAGGCTTGGTACCCAGGTCAGTGGACAGGCAACCCAGCTCATCAGGATTTCCCTGCTGGCTTCGGTGGTCAGGCTCTACCGGGTGGTCAGGCTCGTTCGTGGCCTAACCAGAACGGTCACGTTCCTAAGGATGGAGACGGAAACGTTCTACCAATCGGTGCAGATGGCGAATATCAGAACTTGCGCACAGCTCCAGTTCTACCAAGTTATCTTGGCTTGCCTTTCCGTATCGTTGTTAGCCCCTGGGTTCCTTATGATGTGTCCTCGAACACCACAAGCATCATCATGGCAGATAGCAATGAGCTTGGGTTCTACATCGAAGAGCATGGTCCTAAGTCGAATGAGTGGACAGACCCTGAGACTGACATCCTGAAGATCAAGATTTCCGAGCGTTACTTGATTCGTCCAAAGGATAGAGGCCTAGGTTTGGCAATTGCAAAGAACATTGTAGTAGACAGCAACAAGATCATCCTCCCAGCAACGGCACACATTGATGTGGCTGGAAGCATCTCTGCTGCAACTCGTAACGTAGCTGTTCCCTAATTAATTAGGCTGAACTGAATGCTAGGGCCCTCGCCTGATAAGGTGTCAGGGCCCTTTTTATTAGGAGTCAAAAATGTCACAGGTTGATTTTTCAAAAGTATCAATTGTCGATAGAGTCGACACTCTAGAGTCCGATGCTGCGGATCTCCAGGTCGGTCAACTCTACGCTTCGCTTACCGCTGCTGCCGAAGTTGGCAATGTCCGTGCTGTCGCTATTCAGGTAAAGGACTTCAGTGGCACAAATGTTGCTGCTGCTTGTAAGTTCCACTGCCAGGTATTCGACGCAAACATGCTAGCTGCTGTTGTCGGCTCTTGGCGCCTAGCCGAAACTGGTGCTGGATCAGAAATTACTACTACGGCCAAACCGTCTCTAATTATCCAGACAAGTGCGAATGGGGCTGCTACTGTGTCGGTAACAGATGTTGCTGGTGCATCAAACACGACTGTTTATCTAAAGGTGAGTCCTCTAGGCAACTTCGGTCGTGACGAGTACATCGCACTTACATTCGATAACGCCTAATTAATTTAGGTTTTACTGGACAAGGTTAATTGAGCAGACATATACTTACTCCGGTTAACCTAAACTGGAGTAAACATTATGCATATTTACCTGAACCCACCTCGTGCCTTCTGGCAAATCCCAGATACTAATATCACTTTAATGAAGGCGAAGCCTCTGAGAGAGATCTCAGAGGCTGAACTATCCAAGCTCTCAGTAGAGCAGCGAACTATTCTCGACAAATCTTTAGAGTCTGGAGTTGTTCGTTCTATCGACTCAGAGAGTCCACTACTTGGATCTCTTGGGGCAGGGGGATTGGATATCCTTGCCCTCTCCGCTGCTGAGATTCAGCGTAAGCATATTTCAAGAATCGTAATGCAAAGAAGGGCTGGTCTTGCCGAACTAAACTCTCTTCTGGAAAGAGAGAAGGCGAAACCCTCCCCTCGAGAAGATGTGATTACAGTAATCAAGTATGGAATTGAGCGCATTCATCAAGAAGATCCAGATACCCTTGAAGATAAGTTCTACAGGGAAATAGAAGTGATCGAGGACGTTATTGAGCCAGAAGTGCCAGTAGAGGCACCTAAGAAGACCCGCACAAGGATGAATAAGCTGGCCATGGAGACTAACTAACAAATGAAGCAACCATATCTTAACTCGTTGATGGCATCACTATTAGCCGAACCCAGTCTAATTGCAGACGGTTTTGCCGATGGGAACGTTGATACTACGATCACCGAAACGAAGACGTTCTTGAGAGACACCACAGACGAGGATTCAGACGTGGTTTTCACAAGGCAGATAGAGAAGAATGCTGATGGCGACATTCTCTCAATTTCAACATGGTCGATAGCCAATGCTCCGACTGTCACAGATGTCTCAACAGACCAAGACGACGACGCAACCGTGGCCCGCTCAGGGACAACGGAACTGACCATTACGGGGTCTAACTTCGGTGCTGAAGACACAGACATAGAAGTCTACTTATTTGTCCGTCAGAGGAATAAGGTCGACTGTATCGCCCCTACGCCATTCAAGAATAGGATCAGAATCCCAGCAACTATCACCAGCATATCTGTTGGGGATGATGAGATCGTAGCTGAGGTCACCCTGGAGAGTCTCTATGGATATGACCCAGGTCCAGGCCCATGCGAAGTTCTGGTCTTTAACCACAAGCGTCTTCTTGTCTCAGAAGAATTTCAACTAACGGTTCTCTAATGCGTAGACACTCGTACCTCCGTGCAGGAGCAATCAATTCCCAAAATGGCTCTTCTGGAGGTACGGTCGTCGTCGTTCCTGGCGAAGATAGCGTGTGGTCCTGCGACCCCGGTCTTCCTCTAAACTCTCTCGTCTATATTTCATCTTCAAATACTGTTGCAGAAGCCGATGGCTCTTCTCAGGATACTATGACATCCATAGGTTTTGTCTCGTCAAAGAGTGGCTCATCTTGTAGCGTCCATTCGGCTGGGGAACTTGCAGGCTTCGAGGGCCTAATCCCTGGGCGTACATACTATGCGGGTAAAGAACCAGGGACAATCTGGACCCCAACAGAAGAAGATGAAACTTTTCCTCTTGTCGTTCAGGTCGTGGGCAAGGCTAAAACTGAAGAAGTTCTATTAGTTATGATCAACCCAGGCCCATTTATTCTCTTCCCTCCAATATCCCCTTAACTAGCACCACCGCACAGTTATTGATTTCCTGAAACTTGGCAAGCATGATTTGTATTAACTGTCAAGTGTAAAACTTATAACGCTTATATATTTCTTATAAGCAGGGGGAGACAATGGCAAAGGCATATACATTTAGCGCTTCAGGTGGTTTGGTCCCTGTTGATGCCCTAGAAGCTGCCACATCTATTAATATCGCCAGCAGCGCATTCGTCGCTGATACCAACGGTATTACAATGGGCTCGAACAAGGATATTACCTTGTCAGGTGGTGGCGAGATTCTCGGCCTGCCAACTACCCCATCAGCATCAGATGCAGCTGCCTCGAAGGCATATGTGCAGTCGTACGCTGATAGCGTAGCATCAGGTCTTGATGTCAAGAAGAGCGTAGTCGCGGCAACTACCGCTGCTCTAACAGATGCCGTAACTTATGACAATGGAGCTTCTGGTGTTGGGGCCACGCTGACAAGCAACTCGAATGCTGCCATGCAGCAGGTAGACGGTGTGTCTCTTTCTGCCGGCGACAGAGTCCTCATCAAGGATCAGGCAGACCCAGAGCAGAACGGTATCTATGTTGTGACTAACGCTGGTAACATTATCTCTGCTCCATACATTCTTACTCGTGCAACCGACGCAGATACTGGTGGGGCAAATGGTGAGATGACTCCGGGCATGTTCTGTTTCGTAGAGCAGGGTTCGACTAACGCAGACACAGGTTGGGTGCTCAGCTCCCCTGATACGGCCATCACAATGGGAACTACCGAAGTTACATTCACTCAGTTCTCCAGTTCAGGTACGATTACAGCTGGCGCAGGCCTGACAAAGACAGGTGGCATAATCGATGTGGTCTCGGGCAACTCGGCCATCGTAGTTAATACTAACGATATCACATTGACTCTTGCCACGAACTCTGGTCTTGAAATCAGCTCAGGACTGAAGATGGATCTCGATAGCAACTCTGGCTTGGCCCTCGGAGCTGGAGGTGTGAAGCTTGATGTGAGTGCACTGGCAAGCGGCGCAGGCGTATTTAGCGGAAGCACCATTGATGATGACTACTTCCCTTACTACGATGTTGCTAACTCCGCAACGAAGTATGTCGGCTTCGCTCAGCTTGCAAGCACAATGGCAGGAAATGGCCTTGCTGCTTCTGGTGGTGTACTTGCCCTTGCCCTCAGCGAGCTAAGCACAAAGGCATCTCCAGATTCTCTTGACATGATTACGCTTGTTGATGCATCAGACAGCAGCAGCAAGAAGGCCTCGATGGCTTCGCTTGCGGCAATCATGGCCGGCCTGTTGGACGGCGGAGCTCTTGTTGTAGAAAGTGATGAGCTGGCAGTGAATGTGGACAATAGCACAATCGAGATTAGTTCTGACGCGATCCAGGTCAAGGACCTCGGTATCACCGAAGATAAGCTCGCTGCAAGCTCTGTCACCGCTGATAAGCTGCTGCTTTCTTCGGACTCGTCAAGTCTTGTCTCGAATGCGGCCATCACTGCTCCACTAAACAAGGCTGCTTATGTTGTTACCGCAACTGGCAAGGTCGCCCTAGCTGCAAACAGCCAGGCTGGCATGCATGTCCAGGGTCTGCTTGGTAACGGTTCGGACATCTCTGCAGCCAATGAGGACGTCAGCCTCTATACTGTCGACGGATCCTTCCTCTCGATTGCATCGGCTGCACGAGATTCGGCGAACTTTACCCCTGGTGCAATCGTATACGCAATTGCTTCTGGATTGCTAACAACAGACTTTGCGAACGACATCGACTCGGGAGACTGGTGTTGCCCTGTCGGAACTTCTGTAGGCACAGACTCCTTAATTCTTAGAATCGGGCTGCCTTTCCAGAAAGCCTAATTTAGTTCGATAGTGAATGGTTTTGAAAGGGGAGCTTGCGCTCCCCTTTTTCTTTTTCTATAATCATGCTGAATCAAGTCATTGATTAGATTATTGAACTTTTGATTATAGGATTAAGTATGATCGAGAAAAGAAAAGTCCCCGATGCGGATATGGAAATCATTAGAAACATGGACCAGCAACTTGAATCGTTAGTAAAGATGCACCACAAAGTTCGAAAAGATTTTCTACGCGCAGAAGCCGTCCTGCTCAGAGAGCATGGCACTTGTGAGAGAGAATTGAAGACATTTGTTGTTGGACTGTTAAAATCGTTTGATGTCCCAGAAGAAGATATAAAGAATTGGCGACTAAATGTCGAAGAAGGAGAATTCACGAAAGAAGGAGAAGAGCCTGAAGCAGTCCCTGAGCCAGAGGCTATAGAAGAGCCCGAACCTGAACTTTCGAAAGAAGCTAAGGCCCTTCAGGAAATTCGTAAGAAATATAAGAGGTAAAAATGGAAATTTCCGCCACTAGCCCAGAGAACGAAGACGAAGGACGTCCCTTAAACACAGTTATATCTGTAACTTTTGATGAGGAGATTGATCCAGATAGCATCCAGGCGGGCGCATTCATCGTCACGACTAGTACAAGCAAGCTAGTGGTCCAGGGGCCCTCTCTGGAGAATTTAACTCCCGAACCACCTCACAGCTATCTTACTTCTGACGTATTCACCGGTATCGTTGAAGGTGTCATAACAACAGAGGACAACCTTACATTCGTATTCACACCAAATTCACCACTCTCCCCCAATGCCACTTACAAAGTAATCCTTGGCACAAAAGTTGTTTCTAAAACAATTGGCTCTGTTGAGAGTGGCGCCGAGAATACATCTACTGGAAGCATCCTCCTAAAGGGTCCATACGTGGGCGAGGACGACACATTCGTAATTACAATACGAAGTACTGGCTTGCTCGGCACAGCCACCTTCTCATACCACAAGACATCAGGGGGATTAGAGTCTTCCGTCCTGGTCACAGATCGACTCGTTGAGCTCGAAGATGGAATCTTCGCCATATTCACAGCTGGTAATTTTGCCCTCAACGATACATTCTCATTTGACGTTTACGAAGGCGTACCTCTAAGCGAGATCAACAGCTTTACCTTCTATACTGGGGCTTCCACATATGTAGAAGTAAACGATGAGATCCCATCATTCAAAATTGCCCAGCGAGAAGTAGATGGCTTTAGGAGGATCGACAATGTTCCTTCGGTGGATAGCGGCACTCTCGCCCTAGTGAGTATTGTTCCATCGGACCGAGCTTCAAATGTCCCACTCGGATTCGAGACGATTACTTTAACATTTAACAAAGATATTGACCCAGATTCAGTATCAGATGCTTTTATTGAAGTCTTAATGGAAAATCTCCCGCTTGATGAAACCGAACAGATGTCTGTCCCGATGTTCGTTTCGGCAACTGTCAGTGGCAAAAAACTCATACTAAGATTTCAGGGGTAAATAGATGGCCGCTACAATAATTATCAATGAGTGGAATGGTTCTGTTGGAGCCCAATCAGCAACTTCAAAAGCTGGATCCACTGTGAAGTTTAAGTCTGCAGATGACGCAATTGTCAGTACCGATAACCCATTGGTGAAACCAAATGCAGGTGTCTATAGGTCTTATGAAAAGTGGCTGAGATGTTATATTTCTGACCTAGGAGATTCTGCTTCAGTCTCAAATATCGAAGTATTCACAACAGGCACTCCCAACACAGGAATCTCGGTCTGGGCAGCTACATTCGATACGTATTGTGATGCTAATGGAGATGCAGAAGCAGATCCTCATGCTCCAAGGATTGGAGGCTATAGCAGTGCCAATGCCCTTCCACAACCAAAAACAAATCTATTCCTAGCAACTTCTACAGATCCTATTTCCTTAGGAGCTGGACCGTTCTCTGAGAATCAAGCTGATGGGGATATTGTAGAGGCAGGTGTCGGTAGTTACCTTGCCCTTCAGATGGAAGTATTGCCAAGTGCGACAACTGGTTCTACAAGAAGCTATCAAGTTATCGTTCGGTACGACGAGGAATAAATGACTAAGGATAGGTTCAGGTGGCATTTTACTTTCAGGGTCCAGCCACTAGATGAGGTAACTATAGAAGAAGATCATCCGGATATGGCGTTCCTCAAGGGTCTTGCTGATTGCCACTTGGTTGCTGCAACATTAATTGATGTCGATCACTTCTCTTTATTCGAGGAAGAGGAAAGACAATTCCAATCAGTTATTCACTCAATAAGATTAGAGCCTTGTAAGTTGTCTAGGGTCTTTAGAAGAGTTGAGGTTAATCTTACGACAGGGACTAAACGTATTATTCCGGCATTCACCTATAGGGCGGACACAGAGCACCACTGTTTCGCTTTTCCTGACATCGTCGTCTTAACGGACAATTCGAAATTCTCAAGAGAAGCATGGGGAGACGAAGATGATTAATTTTTCACTAGAAGCTACAATCGCCCCCAGCAGACCAGTAGGCAATAGAATCATTTTTGTGACAGTATCTGGAATCAGAGCCCTAGACGGCTCGGCTCTCAATGGTGCTGTAACAACTCATTTCACTACAGCATTCTCGCCATTCTATTCTAATGTCATGCGTGTACGTTTAATTGCTGGAGAGTTCCTCACTGACGTTCCAGACGATACAGTCAATCAGCTAGTACAATATTTCTCTCGTCAAGCAGATCTAATGAACTTCTGTCCAGACGTAGCAGCTATCAATCCGACGACATATGCCAGCTACAGAAGCAGATGGGTTACAGCTTCAGTTATAGTTAGTCTTTTGTCTGGTAGCTCTATTAATGCAATGATGCAAAAGAGACTAGGCGATTTCATGGTCAAAAGAGACAAGGCAGCTCAGGACCTGTATAAGGGGCAGCTCGAAGAGCTCCGCCAGCTCACAGACATACTACAAGATGGGGGTTTCTATGGGCGCACTCTGGATGTGGCAGTGAAGGGGATTAACAACCCTGACACCCCTGATTTTGGACGCCTATGGGCTCGCCCCGAAAACTACACAGGACAAGTTATCCCCGCTGCGAACTCAAGAGGAGTATATGCTAGAAGCTCCGATGGAGCCGCTCAGAGACGTAGTAAGAAGAATTTCAGGGACAGATACTAATGAGATCCTTTCGCCCCTTCAGCAACACAGCAGGCCGCTTAGAACTGGACCTCAGAAAAGAGCTCAACAAATTTATGTTTGGAGCTTCTGATGAACTAGGTAAGGGCGGCCTATTCATCTTACGCAAGATGGATACAAGATCCGGAATTGTCTATCCAAATTCAGAAACAGATCTGATTGCATGTGAATGCAAAGATACCCCAGAGAATGAACCTGAAATTGATTATAGGTGTGACAAGTGCGATGGAGAGGGGTACTTATTCAAGGACATCATCGTCCCGGGCTACAAGACAAATAGATTCGAGTATCAAGACGTCGAGAAGTATAAGCAATGGGGAAAGCATACGATCTCAATGTCATTCTTCTACATTGAGTATTTTGATCCTGTCTCACACTATGATAAAGTTCTTGAACCCACAATTGATCTTGAGGGGAAGATTGTAACTCCAGTGGAAATTCTACAGTCGCATAATATCCATATGGCAGAACGTTTCCGAGGAGATCATGGCAGAACGGAATACTGGCGATTAAGCTGTTTCTCAGAGTAACTCTGAATACGGTACATTAACCTACTCAAATAGTTATTGGTAAAACATTGGAAAATAAACAGATCCTTGAAGCATCAATTGATAATTATCTAGCCCAACTAACCAGTCAGGCTGCAGAAGAGGCACGTAGTCCTAGATTACGCTCTCCACTTCCTGCAACTGATATAGATGGGTTCTTTAGATTAGTAGGGCAAGCTTTGAAGCGTCAGCAAGAAATTGATGGCGCCAAGAAGGAAATCTTTTACACAGAAGAATTCCCCGAAAAAGATGATAATATCAATGGTGAAGTCATCACTTATAGTGTAGTAAGTAGATTGCCTGGCACCTATGAAAGAAAAACAGTCGGAGCCGCGATGAATGAAGGAAATATTCGTCAAAGGCGAAAGATGTTAAGAGAATCAATCATAGATCCAGATCATCCAGGTTCTAACATCTACACATTCGGGCAATGGTTCGACAACAGAGTTGAATTTGATATCATCGCCCAGAATAACAAAACCGCAAATCAACGGGCCCTTTGGTTCGAAGATTTTATAGATTCATGGACATGGTTCTTCGAAGCGAATGGCGTAAATCATATCAGATACGAAGGGCGTGGCGCTGATGCAGTGATCACCCCCGAAAATAAGAAGATTGTCATCCGCCCCCTGATATATTATGTCCACACGGAAAAAGTAACAGTTGTTCGTGAACACACGCTTCGCAGCTTAATCGTTGCAAGTTCCCTTAGTTAAGGAGTACTACTAATGGCAGACAAGTTCCCAAATATTCCAGGTATCGTAGTAGGTATCCGCGACGGTAGCCTTCGTCCAGAAGCTCCGCCAGCAGGCCCTACTGTTGTCGTACTTGGCACAGCAAAGAAGGGTCCTTCTAAGAGCGAGACGAGAGTTGCTTCCGGAAGCTCTGCTCTATCAAGATTCGGGCTAAGCGGCACCCTCGGTCGTGGCCTTGTTGAGGTCTTCCAAGGGGGAGGCGATAACGCTCTGGCGTTCCGTGTTCTCGCTACGAAGGGTAAGATCGAGCACATTGGAGATGTGACCGGAGCAGCAGGCTACACAGTTGAAACAGCTGCAGAAGGTTCGGATGCTCTGAGCAAGATCAGCGTTCTCTACGACAACGCTCTCGATCTTCTAAAGGTTTTCGATGCAGCTTCAGGCCAGCTCGTTTATTCTAACGATCCAGATGCTCCTGTCGACCTAGGTGTCGTAACTGTCACTGGAGAAAAGGCGCTCGATAATGCTTTTGGCTCCATTGGTTTGCAGGTCAAGGTTCTCGCTGATGAAGCAGCCCAGATCTTCACAACCGATGATGGCGCCCCAACAGTCATAACTCTGACAGATGCCGCAACTAGGCTTGCTCTCTTGCAGCCACTATCTGCAACGAATGCTTATGTTGTCCAGCTCCGTAAGTCTAATGGTGCTGTAATCGCAGAGCGTGCAGTCGAATCTTTCGACGCAACACAGAAGACAGTCACACTTGCAAGTGCGATTACGGTAAACGCAGGCAACTTCGCAGAAGCAGCAGATCACGAAGTTCGCTTTATCTCGACTGTAAAGCCTATCCGTGCAGACAAGATCCTTACTAATAGAATTTATGCGAATAACGGAACGAACGTACAGCCGCTATTGGTCACCCCAGGCTCCGACTTTAACGGTCTGCCAAAGGTCGCCAATGACGAAGGTTGGACGGTTGACGTAACAAGCTCTGTTGGCGCTCTTGCAGTTGACGAAGTATCTCCTGCCAAGATGAATATGTACGAAGCGATGGAAGATGCTTTCATGGCTTTGGAAGCTACAGATTTTTCGGTAATCGTAATGCCAGGTGTGTATGCTGACGACCCTGCTCTTGATGGCAGAACCACCGGTGCAACAGCACTTCCAGATGAGGCATTGGCAGATGTCACCGAAGTAAACACTATCGCGGGTTTCGCAGATCGCGTTGACGTGACCTTTGACGATGCTGGTGCTCGCACTACAGCAGTCACTGCTCTTGCAACAGGTGGACGTGGCGCATTCTGGGCAGTATTCACTACGGCTCAAGGTTCTGCCTTCGGCGATAACCTTACTGAGGGAGAACTGGTTCGTACGGCTCGTGTTCTTTCTTGGGAAGAAGATGCAGATGACGACACAGTTTTAAGACTCTTCTTCGACCGTGACGTAAGCTTCTCTGTTGATGACAATGGCCTTGTGGTCGCTGCAGCAAGCCCAACAATGGCTGTATACCAAACAGATCAGCTCTTTTACCATCGTTCGGTAGAGGTTGACGGCAAGCTTCGCCACATGTGGTACCCAGAAGCAACTGACGAAGATGGCTATACCTATCACGAAGTCAACTTCGCTTACCGTCTCGCTCAGTTCTGCCAAGAGATGACAGAGAACGAAGTCGCCATCAATGGTGTCATCGGTGTTCGTCCTCCTACAAACCATTTCAGTGCTGCTGCAATGGCTCAGTGGATTGGTAAATCTCCAGCCTTCATTGAGGGAGATGTCAGTGTAAACGGAACCGGTCTGCTTGGTAACAAGTTCGTGGCTGGCCTCTTGATGGAGGACAACTCACAGTTCGACCCAGGCTACAAGGCAACTGAGACTGGAGATCTTGATGATGATGAGATTTTGCTCGACGGTAACGACTTCGAGATTGATATGGGTAAGTTCTTGAGCACAGTAGCTTCATGGCCGATTTTGAGCAATGATGCTGATACTTCAGGACTAGGCTATATCAACTCTGGCGCTGCTCTTTATGCTGGTTTGCTCGCTGGACTCCCATCGTGGAGAGGCGCTACAGCTAAGTTCATCGGTGGCCGTGGAATCAGACTCCCAATGAAGCTCGCAAAGCGTCATCAGGATTCTTTGGCAAAAGCACGTTATGTTGTGTTCGACCAGCGTCCAGAAGGCGTAATTGTAGTAGACGCACCGTCTTCTGCCCTGCCAACTTCTGACTTCACACGTAACATGACAGTGAGATTGGTTTCTGAAGCGGTTAAGATCTGCCGCGATGTGTCTCGTCCGTTCCTTGGTGACCCACTTAGTGGGATCAAGAAGGCCGGTCTCGAGACAGCCCTCAAGAAGGGCCTATCGGATCTGCAGAGAGCTTCTGGTGGTGCCCTAGAGGCATTCAATCTAGCTCTGACGCAGACTGCGCTAGACAAGATTCGTGGCACTGCAAAGTTAACCCTAACGTTACAGGTCATCAACGAACTACGTAAGATCACTGTAGACGTTGCTCTAGCTCAGTAAGGAGTTTAGTCAATGGCAAATCCGCAACTCAGCAGCCAGTTTATCAGATCATACAATAGCTTCGGCGGTGTTGATATTCGTGCTGTATTCGGCAACAAAGTAATCGGAACGCTCCAGGGTATCTCCTGGAGCGTAACCCGTGAGAAGGCCCCAATCTATACGATGGGTGACCCTGATCCTCGAGCATTCGCTAGGGGAAAGCGTGGTATCGCTGGCTCGCTAGTATTCATCCAGTTCGACAGACATGCCCTTCTCCATGAAATGGAGTCGGCTAAGTTCTGGGCCGATAAGGATAGCTTGCGACCAGACGGCCTAGACGATGGCACCATTTCCGCCCTTGACCCAAACTCGGGGAACAGCCCAAGTGCAACTGCCTTCCAAGCAGAGACAAACTTCGGTTCAAGTCCTCGTGACGATCAGACTGCGGTTAAGCCTTGGTTCTCAGACCAAATTCCACCATTCGATATTACACTTGCAGCAGCCAATGAGTATGGTGCGGCAGCAACAATGCGTATCTACGGTGTAGAAATTCTGAACGAAGGTTCGGGTGTTTCTATCGATGACATCGTCCTCGAGCACCAGATGACATTCGTCTGTCGTACAATCGACCCATGGCGTACAGCGAAGCAGGCCTTCGTAGATCCAAACAGTGTCTAAACAAACTGTTTGACATATAAAAGGATCTTCTGTAATTGAAAAGGGGAGTTTCCTGACGGGAGCTCCCCTTTTTCTTTTCTGGAGATTCAATGGCCGACCTAACCTATAAAGAGAGCATCTTCTCACAGTCATACAACTCATACGCGGGTACAGATATCCGCGCTATGATATCTATGCCAGCGGCAAATGGGCAGGATCCCATTTTCAAAGTCTTAGGAAACCTACAGACAATCTCATATAGCATCTTCCGTGAAAAGTACCCTGTGCGTGCCCTCGGCCACGTCGGGGAAAAGGGTCGTACTCGTGGCACTCGTACCATCGCTGGTTCGATGGTCTTTACTGTATTCGATAGACACGTTCTTTTTGATTTGCTTAGAAGAAATCCAGGGGATGTGAATTCAAATGCCGTAACTCCCACAAGCCTGGCGGACCTATCGTATGTAATGGTAGACCAATTGCCTCAGTTCGACATCGTTATCCATTTTGCTAATGAATATGGGTATGCCTCCGAGTTAGTAATCTTCGGAGTGGAAATTTCTGCTGAAGGTCAGGTCATGTCAGTAGAAGACCTTATCACGGAAAACACAGTACAGTATACAGCAACTCATATGGCCTTAATGCGTCCAGGTGGGTATACTTCTCCGCTATCACAACCTTCCGAACCTGTTGAAAACTTCACATCATTAATGAACCGAGAAGCCTCTCCAGCAATGCAAGAGCTAATCCGCAAAACACGTAATCCATATAGGTAAGATAAATGGCATTAGATCAAGCAACTAGAGATAGAATTTCAGGGGATAGCGATACGATGCAGAGGAACTCCGACGCATGGTCTAGAGTCCCCGAGGGTACTCAACTGCCAAGCGGACGGGTATTTAGTCGTAACGTCACAAATGGGTTCACTATCAATACGACTACAGAGCAGGCGTTGGCGGATGATAGATGGGTGCAGCAGAATTACGGGAATCAATCTGGCGGCGGTACTGTAAATAGACAAGCGGCTACTCGTATTCCATCGGAGCAACAGTCCCAGCAGCCACCTGCCCCTCCAGCAAAAACAGTAAGCCGAGATGACCCCCGTCGCCCAAAAGCTGAAGAAGTTCAAGACCTTGACGCTGCACTTGCAGGACTAGGGCCGCCAACAAATCCAGCAGTTGATGATATTACCCTAGCTCAGGTCAGGGCCATCTCAGACCCTGCACAAGCATTATGGAATTCTGGCGGGCTTAGAACACTGATGCTCGAGCAAGAAGAAAGGCGCAAGGCCGAGCTCGAAGCAGAAAAGCGGAGAAACGCAGCCAAGACTGCAAGTAAATATATCCCTCAATATTACAGTGGGACACAGGCTCAGATATACTTTGATGATGTGTTGATAGACGAAATCGTCCAGATCCAATATTCAACAGCAACTAATAAGATGCCAATCTATGGATACGCCTCCGAGCTATTCGACACAGTGGCCAGCGGCAACCTCTTGGTGCAGGGGAATTTCGTAATCAACTTTGTTGAGGCAGGTTATTTGGCAATCATTGCTGCTGCAATGCTAGAGAAGAAGTTTGGGGTAAATGCAATCGGGAGACGCTCACAGCGCAAGTGGGTCAGCGAGGAGCGCAGAAGCGCACCAAACTCAATACTTCAGGTCTCCACAAGCCCCACGAGCATTCTCACCCCTGGTTCATATCTAAGTAACCAGGCTATAAACCAAGTACGTGGGCTTGGGAATAAGGAATTCAGGGCATTAGCGAGAGAAGCAAACATAAACAAACTCAGTCAATCAAACCAATTCTCTGGAATTCCCCAAGGATATAACACACGTTTTGACCTGATGGCTCCATTCGATATCTACGCAGTCTTCGGAGATTACACAGATCCGGAAGCAGATCACACAGTCCGCAAGCTAAAGAATGTCTACTTGACAGGACAGGCACAAACGATTATATCTAGTGGAGAACCTGTCGGCGAGGTCTATAATTTCATATGTCGGACGATTGAATAATGGAAGATGTTAAGAAGATCTTAGAAAAGACAAGAAGTTATAAACTAACTTCTGAACAAACGGGTGTATCTGTAAAGAACTTAACTTCATGGAATCATCGACATTGGCACATCCAGATTACACCATGGCCCGAAGATAGAGTTCTAATGTTAACGACAAAATTCGCAACAACATCTGACAAGATGCTCGCTGGCGAACTCGGGCTATCCGACAGGCAAATCCAATCGAAAGCACGACAGTTGGGCCTCTATAAAACAGAGGGCTATTTAGATATCCTCCGTCAAGAAACAGCGAAAAATATTGCCTCAGGACCTCAGAGACACCAGTCAGAGCCAGGACAAGGACCTCCAACTAAATTTGGTCCTGAGCATCAGAATTGGATAGCAGACCGGAGCAAAGTCAAGGGACCTAGACGTAAACAATATAGGTTCTCAGTGGTGACAGCACGGCAGGTAGATTCAGAACAGCTGGGATATTGTAATAGATGTGATACTCTTATAGAGACAAGAAAGGAATTTGATCATATAATTCCAGTAGCAATTGGCGGCTCTAGTCTTAGAGAAAATTGTCAGATGCTATGTCAACCATGTCATCTAGTAAAGACAAAGCAAGAACGCCAACTCACATACAACTATAACCCAATGTATAAAGACAATTTTATAGCAAGGACAATTGAATAAGGATGCCAATGAAAGTAACACCGAAGACAGCAGCAGTTAGCGAATTTCTAGAAGCAGACGAGCCAGAAGTGAAGGAGCCAGAAGTAGAGGAAGAGGAAGAAATCCTCGATCCATTGGACGCCATGGCTAAGCAGTTCCCCGACGCCCCACCACGCAGAATGGTAGAGGGATGGAAGGAGCTTTATGGAGACGTCTATGCATTCGTCCCAGACGCTACGTCTCTGTATTTGCTAAGACCATTACGCCGCATTGAACACAAGAACATTGCTAAGGAAATCAGGATGTTCTCCGAAGGTCCAACAGCAAGAGAAGATCCCGCTCTAGTTGAAGAAATGATGCATGAGAAGGTTGTCATGCTTTGCTTGCTGTACCCATCTGCCTCTCCTCAGTTCTTGACGATGAGTAAAGCTGGGCTAATGCCAACACTCTTTAACCTTGTGATGGAGCACTCGAAGTTCTTGTCACAGCAGAAAGCCCTAGAAGTTTGCTACAAGCTCTAAGGAAAGTTTATGAATCCTAACAGTAGATCAGTAAGAGCCTACAGAGGCTTTAAGTGGACAGAGAAGCTATCATTTGAATGTCTCGGGGAGGGCGATGTTTTCGTCCTCTACGAGGCAGACGGAAAGCAGGTTACAGGGGAGAAGAACGGCAAGAAGGTTACAGTCTTCAAGGCCACAAGCTCTCCTCGCAAGATCAGCGGCATCTGGGGCATTGACGCAGAGCCATACACTGAAAATGTTCCGGAGATCAAGTAATGGATAGACCAGATTTATTAAAGCTCGTTAAGAACGAGGTAGTTCTAGTCGAGGAAACAACGACTGTCATCGCAAACCCAGATGGCTCTGGAGGCATCGAGATCGTCACCCAGAGGGTAGATGAGAAGCCCATCCAAGGGGCCTTAACTTTTAAGGATGAAGAGTGGGAGAACGTAGAGCCTAAGATTCTAGAAGTAGCCGAGCAGGCACGTGGTCCCGCGCACCAACATCTTAGAGAAGCTCTCGCCCCAAGAGCGACCATGGTCTACGAGACTGATACCATGAAGGTCACCTGGGGGCTAAATGGAGTAGGCGAAAGTGTCACTCCAGTATCGACAGTCTTTGTCCGCTCAGGTAGGACCTCTGACTGGACTCGCCTTGATGGCGCCCAGTCATTCAGTTTCTCTCTAGACGTCAACGCCCCACTTCCAACAGTCCATCTCACAATGGTGCCACTATGAGCGCAACAATCTCTATTAAGGGACAAGTAGAAAAACCAACAAGAGATATTCCTATCAGACGCTAACCAATACTGAGGTTCTCTCAGAATGCATTATTTAACAAGCAAGGTAGCGACCTCATCGCTATACCAAACTCTATTCGATGATGGCTACGTTGTTTGGACTCCCCTCCCCTGGTCAGAGTACAAAAAGCTCCGTGAAGCGCGCCTCATAAGAGGCGCCGACATCGACATCGACCTAGAAGAATTCGTATACAACAAGTGCGTCATCTTCTCTTCTTATGACGAAGAGCCCCCTCCAGAATTAGACATCGAAGATAAGATGCTATTCGTGGAAGACTGCCGGCTGGATCAACCAGCCGGCGTCGTCTCTACGGTAGTAAAGGCTATCTTATATTTCTCAGGCGCCCTCAAGGCCGACACAATTATCCAACAGCTTGACTCTCAGCGTGGTGCCATAGACAACATAGAGGACCAACTGACAGTGGCCATCTGTAGAGCCTTCCCATCTTACACTCCCGAGGATATTGAGAAGATGGAATGGCAGACAGTGCTCAAAAGAGCAGCTCAAGCAGAAGCTACATTGATGGGCAGGGTAATCGAGCCACCATTCAGAATAGTTACTGAAGAGGATATCGAGAAAGAGAAGAGGAAGCACAAGATCGATATCCAGAAAGAGATTAAGGATATGAGTAGAGAATGGAATGATATCCAAGATCCAAGACAGCTCGAAAGAGAGATCGACACAATGAGAAGGGAGAAGCAACAACAGCAGTCTCAGCTACGTGAAGAATTCTTTAGACAAAAGGGAATGAGATAAATGGCCACAAACACACCCATCCAAGGGATAGATAGACGTCCATTCATCGAGGTAACCGGCCACGAGCAAGCCGATTACAATAGATGGACAAACGCACTTAAGTATGCTGCGTTTGGTTCTATTGCCATTGTGGGTGTACGGTGGGCCTCAACTACTATAAAAATCCAAGTAGATCCTAATAAATTCAAATACTTATCTGGAGGCCTAGACAAGGTTGGCCAGACACCTTGGTACGAAGTTCGGGGAAAAACAAAGCTCGCGAATGGGAAGATAGAGGCAACCGTAGGTGATTTCCTTCTCGAGGGGACTAAGTATTTCGAGGAATTATTTGGGGGCATCCCAAGAACATTCGGCCTCTATGGTGCGCTAGGCAGACAGACCTTTACAAATGCAAACTCGAGGCTACACATCCCTGCCTCTGCTCTGGAGGGGGCTCAAAGCCATTATGAGGCGCTAATAGGAAGGAGTCTCTTCCCCGAAGAGGAGCTGCACGGATTCCAGGTAGCTCCATTCTCGGAAGCAGACCTCGAAGAATACGTTCGCTCCAAGGCTGCCCGCGAGTCATTAACTCTATCAAATCAAGAGATTAAGAGTGAAGTAGCCAAACTGGTAGAAGGTGGTATCGCCTCACCAGGCAAGGCCCCTGGTCTCTTTAGTCTAGACGAACATGGAGCCATCAAGGAACTTGTATCTCCTGATGTAAGGATTGGTGTCCGACGTTGGGATATGGGAGGGCCAATTGATCCGGCGACAGGACACTCCAAGTACCAACAGGTAATCCGTGATATGGACACATTGTCTGAGACGATGGGCGCAAGACCCATTAGTCACACAAATGAATTTCCATACATGGTCTACAAGACTCCAGAGTCGACAAAGTTAACAGGAACAACTCGAGAACTAGTCGAAACCTTCATAGATCCTAAGCTGGTAGAGAAGGGCGCAGATTCTGTCATGGGGCCCAAGGCTAGGGCCGTAATGCAAGAGGGCGAAGTCTTTACGAAGAAGATGAGTGAACGCTATCTTCGAATGTTAGATCAGCCACTTGAGGCCATCGAAGACCTCGTTGGTAAACAGGATCTATTCGCTGGAGTCCGCAAGACAAAGAGCTATGCCTTCTTAAAGAACCTATTCGGGACTGGTGGAGACTACAGCGGTTCGACAATGGACCTCTGGGGTAGACATGCAAAGCGGATTATCCCACTCGCGCTAGGGCTCACGGCGGCCTACGAGTTAGGCAGTCGAGTGACAGAACTTGTCTCTGACAAATCTCTAGCTCAGGTCGGTGGTGCAGCAGTTGGCGCGACCCAGAGAATCTATGCGAGCATCTCGGATAAGCTGGGCCTCACAAGTCTCAACAAGGCCCAAGAGAGAGAAGCCGAGGGATCTCATAGACTACTCGGAGTGCTAGCCTTCCCCTTTGCAGGAGCTGTGACTGGGGCGACTATAGCTTCCATAACTAATCCTATTGCTGCTGAGGCGGGCAAAACCGGATGGCTTGCCGCGAGAGAAGAAGTCCACCAGCTGCCAGATGCCATGGGGGCACTCAAGAGGGATCTCCCTATAGTCGGCGACTTAAGCAAGCCTATGACTAGAGGGAGAAAGTTTGGCATCATCGGTGCTGCTATCGGTGGAGCCATGAGCTTGCCATTCCTCCTCGGAGCACTTGGCTCTAACAAAGACTACGATGAAGTTGTCGCAGAACAACGAGGAGAAACAGAAGTAGCTGTCCGCAAGGGTGCCTTCTGGGAAATGGGCAGAACAGATATCGAAGGGGAGCAGACGCAGTATTACCGCCCAAACTGGTACGCTCGTCTAATGGATTCCCCTGCCGACGAACTTCAGTTCGGAGATTACGCAGACAAACCATTCAGCAGAATGATTAAAAGCGTTATCGATCCGTACTGGAGAGAGAAAGAACTCTACTACGAACGTCCATATCCTATCACAGGACCAGACACAAGTGGCTTCGGTCCACTCGGCACTCTCTGGGGTATGACTATTGGACGAGTTCTCAAGCCGCCCAAGGTCATGCATGAGGATGAGGTATCTCCAGGAGGAAGAGAAGGAGTTTCTGCTGGCGAAGTAGTACTTTTTGGAAAGAACGTATCTGAGGCCCCTAGCGAGGCATTAGGCGGCCTTGGTCCGCCCGCCGCTGCATCACCCTACGACCAGTCCTTCTTGGCTGGGGAAATGGCATATAAGGCCACGGAAGCATCAGGTTTACCTGGCTTCATCTTCTCTGCTGTAAAGAAGGCCGTGACGGGGAGCAGCGACTTCGGTGTAGACCAACCAGTTCTCGCCAGCTTTGCTGACGTGGGATCAATGAGAGATCAGTTTTGGGACTCAAATATCGGTGGTGGTTTTACCACAACAGAAGCTCTTCGACGTTTCATTCCAAAGGAGCGCTTCCAGTTGGAGAAGGTAAACCCAATTCAGAACGAAATGCCATCATGGATGCCAGGTCCTGAAAATTATATCGACTTCAGCCATGGCGATCCATATCAGGCAATCCCGGAAGGTGAATACAGACTTCCAGGAAGCGGATACGAATCTAGATTTAAAGAACTTGCTGGTGTCAATCCTGAGGATTATCCAGACATTCATAAGTATAGAATCCTTGGCGACATCGCTCCATTCTCTCAGCAGTTCAAAGATATATCCAAGAAGATAGAAGGTCTTGCGTCATCCGGCAGTCTCTCCGAGAAAGATCTAGCTCTCTACGAAGGCACCAAGGTTGAGTTGAGAGAAAGAGAACAGAAGGTAAAGTTCAGAGAAGAGCCAGATTCTTTGATAGGGAAATATTGGGCTGGTATCACTAAAGCAGGCAGAATGAATCCAGTGGAACACCTACTGCCAATTTCTCCCGTGCATAAGTTCGCAGGTCCAGTAGACTCTATAACAGAATACGAAGACAGGAACCTGTATAGCACTAGATCGCCAAGCTGGGACAGCCCTATCGAGGACTTTATCAAGCCAGCATTGTACAATGCAGCTCATGCTTTTGGCTACGAAGGCATTCCAGAT